CGCGCTCTGACATTTTCTCGACACGATTCATGTACTTGTCGAGTTCGTTAATTGCCTTGCGCAGTCTCTTTATTTGGTCTGGGTCGCTTGCTCCGTCGAGAACACTCTGTAGCTGCTCTCTCTGCTCTTCAGCCATGGCCATTTTGTCAAACGACGCAACATCTGGGTCATCTATACGTGGAACCTCGTAGAGCTTGCCGCTCGAAAGTCCTGTTGTCGGCTTTGATGCTGGCGCACTAGGTGTGCTGGGCTTCTTTAGCTGCTCTGGAGATGGCTTTGGGTTGCGTATTGAGCCGGGACCATCTGGTGTTGGGTCAGCCTGCGCAAGTGGTGTGCCGCGCATGAATAGGCCCTCACCGACAACTCCGTCAAGGTCAACGTCTCTTGCGGTGAATGGGTCAAAATCCTGAGCGCCAGGGCTGGTAAAAAATCTTCCGCGAGAGCGGCCGCCACCAAGATTTGGTCGGTCAACCATTCGGCTACCAATCGCCCTGCCTAGGCGGTAGCCAATAGCTTTCTCTTCTATGCCGCCATCATTTAAGGATTTTTTTTTTAAATTATCCAGCGCAGTATCAATTGCGTCGATTAGCTCAAAGCTAGCCCCAGATGTGATGACAATCCCATCCGTATCAACATATGCATCTGCATAGTGATAATCAAAGATTGGGTCCAGAGCCTGCTTTACTCGGAATGCATACTGTGGCATTACTGGAATACAGTATGTGCCACTCATGTCATCGCCTTCGCGACCAAAATCAGCAAGGCTCTTGTATTTGCGATTCTTCTTGCGCTTGCGCCCTATCACTCCGCGAAGTGCTGCGATTGCCAGTTCGCCTGGGTACTTAACCTCAAGGTCCTCAAGGTAATCCTCTTCATTGGCTTCAGTCTGGTACTCGTATGACTTCTTGGTAACAACGTCACCTTTAACCACACCTTTAGGAATGACCGCAAATCTGCACTTTCCTTCGGATTCAATATCAAGGTCGATTATCTGGCAGGAGTTGCCACCCTTGAAGAAAACACAGTTAGCGCACTTAACGCCGATGTTTTTTACGTCATTTTCTGCGGCTGAAGTGTATCCAGCCCAAACCCCGTCAGCATCTTCATTAAACTTGCCGTAGCGCTTAACTATCTTTAGAAGAGAATCGCGAAGGTCGGCTTCTTCTGCGTCGATATTGTTCGGGTCAAACTGTGGGCGAGGCTTCTTGTCTGAATCCTCATAATCAACTGGCGGAAGTGGAACTACCTGCATCCCGGCTTCGCCCGGCTTGATTGCGACGGGTATTCCAGGCATCTGTGAAGGGCGCATAATTCTTTCAGGAACAGATGGCATACCCGGTGAAGCCATTGGCATCATTGGCATGGGCTTTGGGCCCATGGGAACGCGCTGTGGCGGGCCAAACATGAATCCAGCTGGTCCACGGCTGTAGTGGCACTTGTACTTGCCAACCTTGCCTTCGTCCTCTCTGCGTGAGAATGTAACCATGTCATCAGAAACGTCATCAATCATGACTTTTGAGCCGACAACCATAGAAAGCTGCTTCTGGATTTCGTCTGTCTCGTCTTCTTCCATCATCACCATTGGTGATGGGGTCATCATTCCGCCCTTTTCGTCGGACTTCACCGAGATTGTTCCAGTTAGCTGGTTGGCACCATGCAAGACGGGGGATACTTCATATAGTTCAAGCTCAAAGATGACATTTGCTTGAGATTTCTGGTCGTACTGCGCACGTAGCGTCTTGTAGCCGATTGACCACTCTTGCTCTTCACCAAAGAAGGCAACATTTGCGAAGGCTTCGCGCCCCTTCTCGGACTGAAGGTTGAACTGGACGCGAGCAAAAAGCCCACCAATTCCAGCCATTTTCATCTTCATCGGCAGGCGATTATCGGTAGGGGGAACTTCGTAAATCTCTAGAACTTTACCAATCGGGTCATTCCAGTTGTGGCCCCATACGACGCGTGGTTTTCTGCGCATAAGGCTCTTGGTAAAAGCGCCAGTGGCAACGATGTCACCAACTGAGTCCTTATTTCCAATGCCAGCAACAAAACACTCGACAATACCCTGCGCCTCATTGAGGTTGATTGAGTCAGCCTTGCCCTCAGCAGTGCCTAGCGCAGTCGTCTTGTATTCAAAAACCTCACCTGGCATTGGGTTACCTTCCGTAGTGGACTATCTGATAATAAACCACTATTAAGTCTGAGCAGTGTAAGTTTCGGTTTTTATAGCTGTATAAAGATAATGTTTACAGCAATTAAACAGTTTGAGCGTAGTTCCAGGTACTTCTAGCAACGTCCATGGCAATTTCAGCTTGCTCTTTAGCAAAGAAGTTGGTGTACATGTCAACAATCCCCTCACGAATCATCGACGCCCTGCTGTCTCCGTCAATAAGATTAAGGCTGTCAATGTAAAGGCGCTGAATTTCATTGACATTCTCCCTATTGAGTGACTTGATTACGCCAACCTGAGAATCAACGGTCTTTACCGTATCTAGCTTGGGTAGGCTCTTTACCTTGATTCCATTGGCTTCGCCAAATTCTTTTCTGGCATCGTGAGAGTCGCGAATGATTGCGGAAAGAATTGGCTTGATGTCCTCCTCCATCTGCCTATCCCAAGTATCGATAGCGAGAACCGCATCAACCTCAAGCGTTCCGGCAGATAGGGCTTTTCGCGCCTTCATTCCGGTCACTTTCTCAAGAACAACTCTTTGCTGTCTTTCTATGACCCGCTCAATGCTCCTTGAGAGGATTTCAGCCCATCTTTCAATGGCCATCTCTGATTTGTCCTCAAAATAGGAATCATTTTTTTCTTCTACTTCATCTTCCTCAGTCTTTGTGTCAACTAGTGAAGCGTTCTCGCTAGCCATCGTCATTCCAGGCACCGGAGGAGGTGGGGTTACCGGTGGCGCAGCCTCAACTGGAATCGTTGTTTGAGCTAGTTCGCCAGCGCCAGCCGCTTCAGCCATCGCTCCCTGCATTGTGTTTGGGTCAAGAGGTACTGGTGCGCCGGCTGGCATTGGAGCGCCAGGCATTGGTGGCATTCCTGGAACCCCAGGCATTCCCGGCATTCCTGGTATTCCTGGGGCGCCAGGAACCTGAGCTGCATTCTCTTCCATCTTCTTCTTGGTATTGGCAATCGGAATCAGGTTCGGGTTTGCCAACAGTGAGTCAGCGAGGTCAGCTTCGACCTCCTTGCGCGAAGAGCCATTTCTGTATTCATTTGCCGAAATAAGGCCGCTCTGGAATTCCTGAAGAAGATACCTATCGCGCTCTTGCTTGTAAAGCATGAGGATTGGCACTTCAGATGTATCAAAGTCGACGTAGTACTTATCGTCCAGCTCATCAAGGGCACGGGCTATCGGCTCCAGGTGTGGAAGCATTGTTTCCATCCAGAAAACACGAATTTCCTCTGCCGCATTACTGAATGTTCTGCCAGCGGCATTTCCAATAACGGACTCAGGAACACCAAACGCGGAAAGGATTTCCTCTTTTGTTACCTGACGCATCTGAATATAGGCGGCATCTCTTGGCGAGGCGGAGGTATCCACATAGTCCACACCGTCATCTGCTGCGATTACCGTTGTGTGACCTGTTTTTGCTAGGTTTCCACGGAATCTGGACTTGAGTTCTTCCTTGTCGTCCTCGTCGATTTCACCACGGACCACAAGGATTCCACCAGGTCTACCATCGTTCAATAGATAGTTGCGGTTGTAAAGCTTGGCCAAGTTTTCAATTTCTATAGCAACGCCGGATGCTTCCAGTGGAGTAAGAGACAAATATGGGTCAAGGGGATGTGGCCTTCTAACCCAGCAGACATCCTCTGGTTTTAGGAACTTCTTTTCTCCATAGGGCATCATTACTTCGTAGCCCTTAACAAATGTCTTTGGGTCTGGAATTGGTGCCGTTGACTGTGGCGGGAGAAGGTTTAGGGCAATAATTCCACCATCTCGCCCACGAATTTTCTCGATAAATACACCGCGAGTTCCAAGAAGCAACTGAGCCGAAAGGCGATACCTGAAGATAAACGAGTTCTCACCAATATTGGCCCTATTGTTGAGAATTTCCAATAGATTCGACCTATTGGCCTCACGCCCAGTAACAATCTCGCCCATATTGGAGTTGTCTTTGCGAAGGATTATTGGAAGTCTTGCCTGATTACCAGAAATGGCATCAATGCAGCGATTGACCCACGTAATCTTGGACATGCCTTCTCGGTATGCACGCTCGATGTCCCATGAGTCCCTGTAGGACTTGCCCACAAATGATGGGTTGCTAGAGATTGGCAAGCCATAGCCGAGTTGCTTGGCCTGTGGTCCGTTGAGGGACTTATTCTGTCTTGAGTTCCATGCCATGATTTATCTACTCAGCACCCAACAAAAATCCGAAAACGCCACATGAAACCCCAGCAACAATCCATCCAGCGGGGAAGAAAATCATTCCCGCTCCGATACTGGTCAATATTATAAAGCAAAGCATGAATACATTGGCGAACGTGCCTCTATTAAGCGCCATTCTGACCCTTATTCTTGCCAGTCTTAGCCTTGACCGAGTGTTTGCCGCAACAACTCTCAGGCGTTTCTTAATATTTGTCTTGGGTTTGGGCATATAACATACAGTAGCGCACAAAATTGCTCGCCGTGGCGGAAACAGTGCAGGAAGAATTGAATATGGCACAAAAACCAAACTGGGAAGAAGTTCTTGAATACTTAACCCCAAAGGAAACACCATTTTGCCCAGAAGAGCCTTCAATCAACCAGAAGGTTTTTCTTAGAACAAATGCAATTGAGGCCCTTTTTGGTGGGGCTGCCGGTGGTGGAAAATCCTCAGCTTTATTGATGGCTGCATTGCAATATGTCGACATCCCTGGGTACTCAGCCATCCTTTTCCGTCGTACATTTGCTGACCTTTCCCTCCCTGGAGCCCTAATGGACCGCTTTAAGTCGTGGATGTCCAATTATGACGATATCCACTGGAACAGCAATACCTTTATTGCTACATTCCCTTCTGGGGCGAGAATTTCATTCGGCTACTTAAACAATCAAAATGACTATCTTCGCTATAAGGGTTCGGAATTCCAGTTCATCGGCATGGACGAAGTTACGGAAATCAGGGAATCCGATTACCGATACATGTTCTCCCGCTTGCGTCGTCCCGCAAACGGTCCGGTATCTCAGATACCGCTACGAATGAGGGCGGCCTCAAACCCTGCCCCAAACTGGGTAAGACAAAGATTTATTGTCGAGGGAAGGAAAGAGGGGAGAATATTTGTTCCTTCAAGACTTACCGATAACCCTGGTATTGACGCAGACTCATACCGACAGTCGCTGTCTGCCCTTGACCCCGTTGAGCGCCGCAGGCTTGAAGAAGGAGACTGGTGGTCAACGACGCTTGGCACCCTGTTTGATAGAACAGCTTTTGTAATAATCGATGGAAACGAGATTCCAAACATTACTAGCTCAGCACGTGTTGTTAGATACTGGGACTTGGCCGCAACCGAGCCATCGGCATCAAATCCAGACCCTGACTGGACTGTTGGTACTTTGATGTTATTTGACGGTGGTATCGCTTATGTGCTTGATGTCAGAAGGGCTCGTGTTCGTGGTGAAAAAGTTGAGGAACTAATAGCCCAGACGGCTTCAGAAGATGGTCATGGTGTTCCAATTAGAATGGAACAGGAGCCTGGCTCATCGGGCAAGGCGCTGGTTGACCAGTTTGCCAGATATGTCGTTCCTGGATATGACTTTGGTGCTATGAAGCCCACGGGGGACAAGGTTACGAGGGCACGCCCATTTGCTGCAGCGGTCGCTAATGGGAATGTAAGGCTAGTTCGTGGGGCATGGTTAACAAACTGGCTTGATGAATTCTCTTCTTTCCCAGAGGCAACGAATCACGACGACCAGGTTGACTCCGCCGTTGGAGCTTTTACGTATTTGACCGGACTGGGGTTGCCCCAGAGAAAACGGGTACATATACTCCTCTGAGCCACCTAGTTGCTAAGGGGATTATTAATGTCATTAGAAAAACTTGCCGAGATAAAAGAACTCATCACAAAACTCGAGTTCGACATTGACGCATTTGCTTCATCAGAACCATCCGTAGACGAGGCGTGTTCCGCCCTTGTGGAATTGAATATCCTCAAGAGGGACCTTTCATATGTCTACGACCACCTGTCCAGGGCTGTTTCTAGAATCATGGGAGACACGGAGAATGTTTCCCTCCCCGACGGTTCAACTATCGAGAAAAAGTCTTCATACGACAGAAAGGGCTGGGACCATAAGGCCCTTGCTTCTGTTGTTGCTCAAAAAGTTGTCCAGATGTCAATCGATATGGATACTGGCGAAGTAATTAAGTCCCCCCAGGAAATCGCAGCAGAAATGCTGACATACTGTGCCCCCTCCTACTGGAGAATCAAGGAACTAAATAAGCTTGGCGTTAATGCCGACAACTATTGTGAAGTTGGCGAACTCCGCACTAGCATCATTGTCCGTAAACCAAAGGAAATCTGAGGAACTGAACATGGAAAACCCTTCCGAACTCTATAACCATCTAGCGGAGCCCTTTCCGCAGGAGATGGAAAAAGTCATTGTTAAAAGTGGCGTAGAACTCATCTATCTTCCTGTTAGTGAAGTAATCAACCGACTCAACCGTGTCATTGGTGTAGATAACTGGTCTTTTGAAATCATTTCAGTAACCAGGGACACCATTGACCAGGATGAAATCATTGCTCATGTAAGCCTGACGGCGACAATCGGTGATAAGACGGTCGTCAAGCATGGTTTTGGTGGTATTAGCGTTAAGCGCTCAAAGAAAGACGGAAGACCCGTTGACCTTG